AAGTGAGTCGTTCTCTATTTGAGAATCTTGATGAAATATCTGCATCTATAATTAGAGATGAAATTGAGAATACTATTAGAAATTATGAACCAAGAGTGAATCTGATTTCGGTAGATGTAAGTCCAAATTATGATAATAATGAATTTCATGTAACAATAAACTATAGAATTGTCGGTATTGATGTTTTACCTCAACAATTATCATTTGCACTTCAGCCAACACGATAAATGGCACTAGTTAATTTTACTAATTTAGATTTCGATCAAATAAAAGTTTCAATTCGCGATTATCTAAGGGCGAATTCAAATTTTACTGACTATGATTTTGAAGGATCTAATCTTTCAAATTTAGTTGATGTCTTAGCATATAATACTTACATTTCCTCATATAATGCTAATATGATTAGCAATGAGGTCTTTATTGATAGTTCCACACTTAGAGAGAATGTAGTTTCTCTCGCAAGGAATATTGGATATACTCCACGATCACGTAGCGCGGCGAAAGCAAATATATCTCTTTTTGTAAATACATTTGGGTTTACAACTAATCCACTCACTTTGACTTTGAAAAGTGGTGTAGTCTGCACTTCAAATAGTTCTTTTAGTAATCAAAGTTTTTCTTTTATAATTCCAAATGATATCACAGTTCCTGTAGTAAATGGAATTGCATTATTTGAAAATATTGATATCTATGAAGGAACTTTTGTTGTTAACAGTTTTACAATTACTGCAAATAACCAAAATCAAAGATTTATTTTAGATAATCCAAATATTGATGTAGATTCAATTAAAGTTTTTGTTAGAGATACTCAAGCAAGTACAGTAAGAAGAACATTTAATCTTTCAAAAAATCTTTTTGATGTTGATTCTGAATCAAGAGTTTTCTTTATCCAGGAAATAGAAGATCAGAGATATGAACTAATTTTTGGAGACGGCATTTTTGGGAAAAAACTTGATAACTTAAATTATGTTGAAGTGTCATATAATATTACAAATGGAGAGTCTGCAAATGGAGTATCTGCATTCAATTTTAATGGTAGATTAGTTGATAATAACAATAGAATTATTACTACCGGCATATCATTAATTACAACAAATTCGTCTTCTCAAAATGGAAGAGAAATTGAATCAGTAGAATCGATTAAAAAATATGCTCCAAGAAAATATTCTTCACAAAATCGGGCAGTAACTGCTACAGATTATGAGACTATTATTCCTACAATTTATCCAGAGACAGAAACAATTTCTGTATTTGGTGGAGAAGATTTAACACCTCCCCAATATGGAAAGGTTTTTATTAGCATAAAACCAGTTAATGCTCCCTTCGTATCATCCCAGATAAAGAGTAATATTAAAAGTTCTCTTCGTAGATATGCAGTATCTGGAATAGTTCCTGAAATTGTAGATTTAAAATACCTTTATGTAGAATCAGATACTACTGCATATTATAATTCAAATTCAACTATAGGTCCAGATCATCTCAAGGATATCATTTTTAATAATGTTAGAAGATACTCAGATTCAAGTGAACTGAATAGATTTGGTGCAAGATTTAAATACAGCAAGTATTTAAAGGTGATAGATGATTCGGATTCTGCAATAACTTCAAATATTACAAAAATTGTAATAAGAAGGGATTTAAAGGCAGTCTTAAACTCATTTTCTTCATATGAAATATGTTACGGAAATCAATTTCATATTAAAGATAGGAATGGATATAATATTAAATCTTCTGGATTTGGAGTTTCTGGAATAAGTGATACTGTTTACTTATCAGATATTCCAAATTCAAGTGGTTTAGGGCGTATTATTCTTTTTACTTTAGGAAATACTTCTACCCCAACAATTATTAATCAAAATGCAGGTACTATTGATTATAGTAAAGGAGAGATTAATTTGGGACCAATAAATATAGTTTCTACTACAAAACAATCATTTTCTCAACCAATAATTGAGATTTCAGCAATTCCAAAATCTAATGACGTAATAGGATTGCAAGATCTTTATCTGCAACTAGATATTAATAATAGTGTTGTAAATATGCTTTCTGATGATGTGGAGTCTGGTTTAGACATTTCAGGATCATCATACAAAATTACATCAAGCTACACTAACGGGAACCTTGTAAGATTATAATACAATGACAGAAACAAGAATCAGAATTAGTTCTATTATCGAGAATCAACTTCCACAATTTGTTGTAGAAGAATTTCCTTTAGTTAATGAATTTCTAAAGCAATATTATATTTCCTTAGAATCTAAAGGACAGACATTAGATATTCTTCAGAATATAGACCAGTATGTTAAGGTCGATAATCTAACTAATCTGATAGACTCTACAGTTTTAACACAGGACATATCTTTCTTTGATACTACTATTAATGTAGAATCTACATACGGTTTCCCAGAATCTTATGGTCTTCTATCAATAAATTCGGAGATTATAACATATACTTCCAAAACTTCTACATCTTTTGAGGGATGTATACGTGGGTTTAGTGGCGTAACTTCATATAATCAAAAGAAAGATGAGTTAACCTTCTCTCAAAGTGAGTCTAAAGAACATCCATCTTCAACTATAGTCTCAAATTTAAATATCTTATTTTTAAAAGAATTTTTATTTAAGATTAAAAAACAGATAACTCCGGGTTTTGAGGATAGGGAGTTATACTCACAGTTGGACCAAAGACTTTTTATTAAGCAATCAATTGATTTCTATTCATCTAAAGGAACAGAAAATTCATTTAAAATCTTATTCAAAGCTTTGTATGGGAAAAATGTTGATGTTATTTTACCAAGAGATTATGTAATTCGCTCATCAGATGCAGATTATAGAATAACTTCAGAGGTATTTGTTGAGTCTATTCAGGGAGATCCTAATCAACTATTAAACAGAACACTATATCAAGATGATGTTGGGTTTATAAAATCTGCGAAAGCAACAGTTTCTTATGTAGAAGAAGTAAGAGTATCTAATAAAACTTATTATAAATTAAATTTAGATTACAATTATGATAGAACTGTTGAAGTCCAAAGTAATACTAATAGAGATTTCACGGTCCATCCTAAAACAAAAGTAGTTTCTGATATAATTTTCGGTTCATCAACCCTCGAAGTTGACTCTACAGTATCATTTCCAACCTCTGGAAATTTATTAGTCAATCTTCCAAATGGCACGACTTTAAATATCCTTTATAATTCTAAAACTTTAAATCAATTTTTAAACTGTTCCGGAATAGACCAAGATATTCCAGATGGGACTACAATTTCTTATAATACGTATTCCTATGCATACGTAAATAACGATATTGTAAAAGTTAGAATTCTTGGAGTTATTTCTGACCTAGAACCTCAAGGTAATTCAATTCTATATTCTACTAAAGATGTAATTAGAATAAAAACTTTAGGAATTAATTCTAAAAATTTAAAAGCAAATAATTGGTTTTTTAACATACCGGTAAAATATAAAATTAAGTCAATTTATAAGAAAGATTCTTCAGATAATTCTTATGAAATAGAATTTTATGATGAGCATTATTTTAATGTTGGTGATAATGCAACTTTATTTTCTTCCGTTGGAGATCAAGAAAATTGTTATGTTTACGCTTTTAACAATAAAAAATCTATAGGGGTCAGATTGGGGTCGGAAAGACCTTCATTGAATGAAAATAATACTTACATTATAAGAAAAAATATTTTAAAAGCAAATTCAAAGAATTATTCTCAGGTAAATGAGTATACAACAAATGTACAAAATGTATATGAAGACTCTACAGATAATTCAGTATACGTAACATCTCCATCAATACCAAGTTATTCAGATAACGAATTGAAAGTAACTAATAGATCTGTTACTTTTAGTGGATCTTTTAGTGGAGAAGACCTTGATATTGGCACTCATGGTCTTTACACAGGAGATCGTGTAGTATATAAATCGGGTCTTATTGATACCTTAGGAATAAATCCCGGAATATATTTCATAAAAAAAGTAGATCAGACAAAAATTAAACTTGCAAAAAGTAAATCTGATATTTTTTATAATAAATTCGTAGAAGTAAACGGAGATACTACAAATTCTGTTATAGAGATTGCAGAATTAAACTATAATAACTTAATTTCAAAGAATCTTGACTCTCAAAAATTAATTAGAAAAATATCAAATCCAGTAAATGATATTAAGGAATACGAAACTAAACCTGGGTGTACGGGTATTTTGGTGAATGGAGTTGAAGTATGTAACTACAAATCCAATGATAATGTTTATTATGGTCCTATCGAAAATATTGCGGTTTTATCTTCTGGGTCTGGATATGATGTAGTTAATCCACCAGATCTAACAATTACCGATATAAACGGATACGATGCCAAATCTTATTGTACAGTAAATGGTACTCTGGAGAGGATTGATATTGAAGATCCTGGTTTTGATTATCTAGATACTCCAAAAGTTACTATTTCTGGCGGCAACGGAAATGGTGCTTCATGTGAAGTAAAACTTACGGATTTTGAGCATAAGATAATTTTTATAGCAAATGATTCTTCTAATTTAGTAGAACTAAATCCAACAAATACTATATCATTTTTGGATCACCATAAACTTAGAGATAATGAAGAAGTAGTATATTTTACTAATGGGCAGCAATCTATTGGAGGTTTATCAACAAGTTTTACTTATTATGCCTCAGTTCAAGATTCATATACAATAAAACTTCATAAAACTTATTATGATTCTCTTGTTGGCATAAACACTATACAACTTACATCATACGGTAAAGGTGAGCAGTATTTTGTATGTAAAAATAAAAAAAGAAGAGTAAATTCTATAATTGTAACCAATAATGGTGCAGGATATCAAAATAAGTATAGATCTGCACAACCATCTGGTATAAGCACATTTTCCAGCACGGTCAATATAAAAAACCATGGTTATTTAAATGGAGAAATAGTAGTTTATAATTCTTCAGATAACCCAATAGGGGGATTATCATCATCCACCTCATATTATTTGACTAAAGTTGATGAAGATAATTTTAAACTTTCCGAAATAGGAATATCAACTTTGGGGGTATCTAGTTCTTTTTATTATGATACTAAACAATATATAAAATTTACCAATTCAGGTGTTGGAACTCATAAGTTCAATTATCCACCAGTAAGTGTGTCTATTTCAGGCAAAATTGGGGTATCAACTCTGTCTGGTTTAGATTGTAATTCTAAACTTATTCCAGTTTTTAGGGGAGAGATAGAATCTATTTTTGTGGAATCTGGAGGATTTTCTTATGGTTCTCAAGAAATTATTAATCATGATAGGCAACCAACTTTTACTTTAAATCAGGGGTCTGGATCTCAGTTTACTCCCATAATTAGCAATGGAAAAATTGTAGAAGTTGTTGTAAACTCATCTGGGAACAATTATAAGTCACAACCAAATATTGTAGTAAAGGGAAGTGGTTATGGCGCAATCCTAACTCCTATTATTTCAAATGGTTCTATAGTAGAAATTAAAGTTATAAACGGGGGATATTCTTACAAGGCTTCAGACACTAAAATTTCTACAGTTACTTCTGGAAGTGGGGCAAAATTTAAGGCAAGTATAAAACCCTGGAAAATAAATTTAGTAGAAAGATTTTTACATAGTTCAAAAATATCATCCGATGATGGAATATTGATCCCATCACTAAATCAAAATTACGGGTTAGAATATGCACACGCATATGCGCCAAGAAATTTAAGATCTTTAGTTCAGGCAACGAATTATGTTAATGGAGAAAAGAGATATACATCAGATCTACAAACTATCGACAATAAAGAAACTGATTCTTTTTCACATTCTCCTATTATTGGATGGTCTTATGATGGTAATCCTATTTACGGACCATATGGATTTACGACAATAACTGGAGGTTCTATTAGATCTCTAAAATCTAGTTATGAAATATTATTAAAAGAAGGAAGACCTAGTACTGAAATATATCCACAAGGTTTTTTTGTTGATGATTATAGTTATGTAGGAAGTGGAGACCTAGATGAACATAACGGAAGATTTTGCATTACTCCAGAGTATCCTAATGGAGTTTATGCATACTTTACAACAATTAATGATGGACCGGTAGAAATTTCTGGAGTATTTGAAAATTACAAAAAACCAAAATTTCCATATGTAATTGGAAATAGTTATAAATCAAAACCAATAGATTTTAACTTTGATCCAAAATCAAATCAAGACAATATTGATTTAAATAAAACCAAGTGGAGAAGAAATACTAGACTTCATGGAATATTAAATTCTAACATAGAATATGGTTATATAAATGATTTAAATCTACAAGATATCACTTCTACTGTTGAAAGTGTATCTGTCGGATCTATTGATTCTATTAATTTAATTTCTTCCGGCGAGGATTATAGGGTCGGTGATAAAATAATTTTTGAAAAGGTAGGAGATGATAATGTTTTTGCGAATGTTTCTTTGGTAAAAGGAAAAGAAATTACGCAAATTAGTGCTGCAACTTCATCGTATGATGATGTAAGATTTTACCCATACGGGCAAAATTTTGTTGCATTTACAACTGTTCCCCATAATTATTTGGATAATGATTTAATTACTGTAACTGGAGACTTTGATTATAAAAAATATGGTACTATAAAAGTTTTTAGTAATACTTTGAAATTGGAGTCTGGGGTAAGTTCTACCAGTAGCACCGGAATAGTAACTTATTTTAAAGTAAATGGTGATTTAAATTTCCCAAATATTAAAGAAAATGATGTTTATAAAATAAGAGATGAAGAAGTAAAAGTTTTAAATATCGATAAAATTTCTTCTAGGATTAGAGTTCTTAGAAACTACAATAATACTGTAGGAATTACATCATATTCTGCTGGAGAAATATTAACCGAAAAAACTAAAAAATTTAGAACAAGTTTTAATATATCAACTTCATATAATTTTGATATTGATAAAGAGTATTATTTTGATCCCAAAGAATCAGTAGGAATTGGTACAACTTCTGGGGTTGGGATTGTAAGTACCCTTACGATTTCAAATCCCGGTGTAGGTATTACTCAAATTTCAATACCAACTAAAGCAATTTATATACAAAATCATGAATTGAATACTGGCGATTCTTTAATATACTCATCTAATGGAGGAACAACACTAGCAGTTTCAACTAATGGAACATCAAGTTTTCAATTAGCAGAGCAATCTATTGTTTATGCAATAAAACTTTCAAATGATTTAATTGGAATATCTACAAATAAAGTTGGTTTGGGTTCTACCGGAATTTTTGTATCTTTGGGTTCTACCAATTATACAGATACATCTCTATATTTTACTTCGGTTGGATCTGGAAATACTCATAGTTTTAAAACAATTTATTCAAATATTTTTAGTGCTAGAGTAGATAAGAATATAGTAACAGTTTCTACATCTTCTTCTCATGGATTATCGTTGTATGATAATGTAGTAGTTAATATAAACTCAGGTATTTCTACAAATATTATAGTCAAGTATGATGATCATAATAGAAGGTTAATAATAAATCCTCGCACATATTCAACAATTGATACTACTACAGGCACTATAAACCTTCCAAATCATGATTTTTATACAGGACAAAAAGTACTTCATACTTCACAAACTCCAGCAACTGGATTAGAAAATGAAAAAATTTATTATGTTGTTGTAGTAGATCAAAACAAAATTAGATTATCCAACACTTATTATCAATCAATTAAACAGATACCAGAAACTGTAAGTATAACATCATCTTCGGTCGGATCTATTTCTAAAATAAATCCAGAAATAAAACTTACCAAAAATCAAACAGTAATTTTTGACTTATCCGATTCTTCACTGGGGGTTGAAAATAATATTGAAAAATATTCTGCTTTTGACTTTAAAATTTATAAAGATTCTAATTTTAAACATGAATTTGAATCTTCTTCAGCATCTTCTTCCTTCGAAGTTACAAGATCAGGGAAAATTGGAATAAGCAGTGAAGCAAAGGTTCAAATTAAATTTAATTCAAATACGCCAGAAATTTTATATTATAACTTAGTTCCAACAAACTTAAATATTTTACCAGAGATCAAAAAAGAAATCTACCGTGACTTGGAGGTAAATTCTAGTAACAGAATTTTATTAATCGATAGTAAATATAGCGGATCTCACACTATTTCTGGAATTTCTTCAAATACATTCCAGTATCCTTTAGTAGATTTTCCAGAATCTGCCGTATATACTCAAGATGTAGAATATTCCACAAGTTCAAGAGAGGTTATTGGACCTATAGATAGAATTCAAATTTCTCAAACTGGGAAAAGATATTCAAAATTAGTTGGTATTACTTCTATAAGTTCGGAATTTGGTAAATCCGCAGTATTGAGATCAAATACAACTACTATTGGAAATGTAAGATCTTCAAACATTCAAAATATTGGGTATGAATATTCTTCGGACTATACTATTAGACCGTTAGCAAAACTTCCTGACTTACTAATTCTTGAGTCACTTTCATCTTTTGAGTATATTGGAATTACATCATTTGGTAAAGGTTATACTATAACACCTAATTTAGTTGTGGTAGATTCTATTACAAATAGAATTATAGATGATGTTGAATTATCATACTCTAAGGAAGATACTGAAGTTAGGATAATAAAAAATAGTTCAAAAATTAGTAGTGTAACCCCAAAAATTATTCCAATTAATAATTCAAATGGAATAAAAATTAAAAACATTAACTTTAATAATAATACAAAAGATGTAACTGTTACTTTAGATGTCGGATTTAGTAGTTCTGATGATTTTCCTTTTGTAGAGGGTGGGAAAGTTTTAATTGAAGGAGTTAGTGTTGGGATTGCAACAACATTTAAGGGATACAATTCTTCCAAATATAATTATTCGTTATTTACCGTAACTTCGGTAGATGCAAATATTGGCGGAATTGGTGCTACAGTAACATATAATTTATCAAATTATCTAGAAGATGGAGAATTTCCCGGAAATTTCAATTCATTTTATTCTTCCGGAAGAATAACTCCAGAAAGTTATTTTCCAGTTTTCAATCCAGTATTGAAAACTAATACCTTTTTGATTGACGAAAAAATAAATTCAACATCTTCATCTGGATTTGTTCAAGGTTGGGATCCTATAAGTAAAATCTTGAAAGTTTCAACCTCTCAAGATTTTGCTGTCGGAGATATTATCCGAGGAAATAGTTCAAAATCTTATGGAATTATAAAAGAGATAAAAACATATGATGTTGACTATAAAATAAATTCCTATGCATTCCCCAGAAAAGAGTGGAAAAATCAAGTTGGATTTTTAAATAATGATAACCAAAGAGTACATGATAATGACTATTATCAATATTTTTCTTATGATTTGAGGTCAGAAATTAGTTTTGATTCTTGGGATAATGCTGTTAGTACTTTAAATCATACTGCAGGATTTAAGAAATTCTCAAATTTAATAGTAGAATCTCCTACAGTTGGATCCGGAATTTCTACTGAACAAAATAATGGAGATTTCGTAGGAATTGCCGATTTAACTTCAATAAATGATATTAATTGTTACCAAGATTTTGATTTGGTCACCGAAAATTATTATAACTTTGATGATTCACTCAATTCCGATCAAATACTATTTAATTCTAGAATAGTACAAGATTATATTGAATCTATAGGCAATAGAGTTTTGATGATAGATGATATATCATCTAAGTTTAATAGCAATCCAAGATCAACTGCGTTCAGTATTGTCGATACTTTTGGTTTATCTGAGGTTAGATCAAAAAAATATCTAATTTGCACTATAGACAAAAGATTTTACGATCAAAAACAATTATCTTCAGTTTCATTGATACATAACAATTCTGAAGGTTTCTTAAATCAGTATGGAATGGATACATTTATTAATCTTGGATTTTTTGATTTTAGTATTTTTGGAACTGACGGGAATTTATTATTTTATCCGATTAAATCTAGATATAATGATTATCACATTCAAGTTTTTAGTTTCTCACTATCGGATATTACTTCTGGAATAGGTACAGTTCAACTTGGAGATTCTGTTTCAATAAAAACCAATACATACACAATACCACAAGGGACTAGTTCTTCTTCGTCTATTGTGGGAATAGCATCTACCTATAGATCTGCAAAGGTATTGGTTCAAATTGGTTCAACCACAAGTTCATATTATGAATATAATGAGATATTATATACTCATGACGGAAGTAATGTTTACTTTTTAGATTATGGAGAAATTACTACTAAAAATCTAACATCACAGTATTCTTCTGGTATAGGTACATATAATGCATATATTTCTGGAGAAGAAATTAAAATTGATATTGTACCAAATACAACAACTTCCACTGATTATACTGTAAATACTTTAGTAGTTTCTTTGGGGAGTACGGAATCTTCTGGTATTGGTACTGAATTTGTAGGGGGAAGCTCCATGAATTCAAGTGTAATTTCTATCGCATCTACATCATCTCCAACTTCAAGTATAATAGCAACTTATTCCAATGAAGAGTTCAATAGTTCTTATAATATCATAAGTATTGAAGATAAAACTAATTCAGAATATCAAGTCTCCGAATTTTTATCATTAACAAATACTGATGATTCATATAGTACTGAGTTTGGTATTATTAATACTGGTTCTAGTCTTGGAATAACAACTATAGGAATATCTGGGACAAACACCAACATATATTTTACTCCTATAGAAAATATAGATGCGGATGTTAAGGTATTTCAGATTAATCTTGGACTAAGTGAAATATCAAATCAATTAAATATAATCTAAATAGTTGAAAAAAGTTCCATGACAGTAGGATTTATTAACTATAGTTATTCTGGTTATACAGGAACTAATAATGACATCAAAAAAAGTTTTGAACTGACATATAAAAACAATCCAATTTTTCAACGTTATTTTGATGGTAGTAGTTCTTTAATTGTTTCTGCGGAGAATGACGTAGTTAGAATTCCGTATCATTATTTTGTTACCGGCGAAGAAATAAAATATTCATTTTTGGATAGTACATCTAACCCACATCAACCAATAGGAATTGCAACCACTTCTGTAGTTGGGATAGGAACAACAAATCTACTTCCAGAAACACTATATGTTGTAAAGATTAATGATTATGATATAAAGTTAGCAGCATCTGCAGAGGATGCTCTTAGATCTATTCCTAAAGTTTTTGATATTACTTCAGTTGGCATAGGATCATCACATATATTCACTTCAAAAAAACAAAACAATAAGGTTATTATTGGAATTGATAATGTAATACAATCTCCAATTGTTTCATCTTCTTCTACAACATTATTATCAAATGATGTTGGGTTTTTTGATGAAAAAATATATGTTACTAACACTAATTTTATTTCGGGAGGCGATCTTCTAAAAATTGACGATGAGATAATGAAAGTTGTTTCTGTCGGAATATCGAGTACAAATGCAGTTTCAATATTAAGACCTTGGTTGGGTACAGAAGCATCTACTCATTCTTCTTCAACTGTTGTAACTAAAGTATATGGAAATTACAATATTGTAAACAATACTATTTACTTTGAAGACGCACCTTATGGAAAAGTACCAATACCTAACCCTACAAATAGAGCGGATGAAGTCGATTATGTTGGAATAGAAACAAGTTCAACTTTTAGTGGAAGAGTATTTTTAAGGTCAGGTGTTGCTGATGAAACAAATGAGACATATCTAGACAATTATATTTTTGATACGGTTTCAAATGATTTTGATGGAATAAAGAAATCCTTTGATCTTAAGCTGGGGGGAAGTAACGTTACGGGATTCTCCACAGATAACGCAATCTTATTGGTAAACAGCATTTTTCAAGGTCCCGATGATCCTGAGGTAAATGGAGACTATGATATAAATGAAAATTCTGGCATAACTTCTGTTACATTCTCTGGCAACTCTAGTTCTAATAATTATGATGTTAATACTGCAAGTATACCTAGAGGTGGAATAATACTTTCAGTAGGATCAACTCAAGGGTTTGGTTACCAACCTCTTGTTGCTGCAGGAGGAACTGCGATAGTTTCTTTGGCAGGAACTATACAATCAATTAGCATAGGAAATAGTGGTTCTGGATATAGACCTGGTGTACAAACTATAGTTAATGTTGGAGTTAAAACCGAAAGTTTTGGAGAGTCAAATATAGAATATATTGGAATTGCTTCTATAAGTGGTGGCAATATTGTAAGTGTTGCAATTACAAATCCTGGATATGGATATACATCATCAAATCCACCAATAGTTATATTTGATTCTCCACTATCTTACACCAATCTCCCTCTAGTTTATAGTTCCCAATCTACTGCAGGTGTTGGTACTGGGGCAATGGTCGATATTGTAGTAGGACAAGGTTCCAGTGTTATATCATTTGATATTAAAACCTTAGGATATGGGTATAAACAAAATGAAATACTAACGGTTTCTATTGGCGGAACCAGCGGGATACAAACTGATACTTCATTGGCATTTTCGGAATTCCAAATAACAATAGATAAAACACAATCGGATCAATTTGCTGCATGGACAGTAGGAAGACTTGTTGTTCTTGATAGTATAGAAGAGTACTTTGATGGGAATAGAAAAATATTTCCTATTATTATAAATGGGCAACAAACTACTATCAAAGCAAAAAAAGGATCAAATATAGATGTTCAAGCAACACTTTTGGTCTTTATAAATGATGTACTACAAGTTCCAGGACGAGGATATACTTTTAGGGGAGGTAGTATTATTAGATTTGCCGAACCACCAAAGGAAGGAGATAAGTGCAAAATATTATTTTATTCTGGTACAGCGGATGTAGACACCAAAGAAGTAGATATTTTAGAGACAATTAAAGTCGGAGATAATGTGAGAATAAATGATGATTCTATGAGTCTATCGCAAGATAGCAGATTGGTTACTAATATAATATCTGCAGACGCTATAGAAACTAATTTATATCCAGGTCCGGGAATTTCGCAGAAAGAAACTTTATTAAGACCTTTAACATGGTGCAAACACCAAGAGGATATTTTAGTTAATGGTAAAAGTGTAGGAAAAGATAGAATAATTTATGAACCATATATTCAACCAGCAACTAATATAATTCAAAATGTAAGTACTTCTTCAACAATTGTGTTTGTGGAGAGTGTAAAAGCATTTTTTGACAGTGAAAAAGAATATACTCACGATGGAACAACTGAAAAACCCCAAAACAAAATCATAATCATATCACAAGATACAGTAGTCTCGTCTTCTGCCACTGCCATAGTTTCTGTCGCAGGAACTATTTCTATGATATCAATATCAGAAGGAGGCGCCGGATATACAACAAGTCCTACTGTTTCTATAAGTAATCCAATTGGAGTTGGAACTACTGGAGTAGCAACTGCTACTGCAACAGTTATAAATGGAGAGATTTCTTCTATAGATTTAACATATGAGGGTTTTGGATATAATCAGTCAGATCCACCATATGTTTTGATTTCCCCCCCTTCACCAAAATATGAAATAATAGATAAAGTTTCTTATGAAGGAGATTATGGCATTATTACTGGGATTAATACGGTATCCGTAGGTGTAGCATCTACTGGTATTACTTTTGATTTTTATATTCCACAAGATTCTATTTTAAGAGACAATGATATTATAAGTGTTGGTATTGCAACGACGGGAATTAGTGGGATACAAACCGGATATTACTTTACAGTTTTCAATTCAAATGTAGGTAATGGTGTTACTTCTTTAAATTCTGATGGATCTATTGTTGGTGTAGGCACTTCTTTTATAGATAACATTTACCAAGTTGCTTCAGTTTCAATTGGTCAAACTTCTGTCCCGGGTATTGGAATAACAAACGTCACTAAAGTTGTTGTAAGTGTTTCTAGTTATAATAATTTGACTGGAATTGGATTTAGTGATTTTTATGGAGAGTATAGTTGGGGACTAGTCAAACTACCATCCAGATTGAAACCTAAAGATTTTACAACTTATGCTAATAATGGGGGTATTTCAACATCTCCAGTTATTCAGAGATTTAATAGACTTAAATATATTGGGTATTCTACCACATAAATAGATTAAAAACGATAAAATGTCTGCAATTATAACTGACCAATTTAGAATTTTAAATGCAAGGAATTTTGTCGCGGCGGCAACTTCCTCTTCCAATTCATACTATTCATTTATTGGGTTATCCAACGCAACCGATTATGATTTAAATTGGGATGACAATCCTCCTGCTCCTAGAGATAGTTTTGAGCAGGAAGATGACTATTGGGATACTATGATTGCATTGAAAAAAATAAAATCTAATGATATAAGTCAAGTGGTCAGAAAAATCACTTGGACTTCAGGAACTACCTATGACATGTATCGTCATGATATAAGTAGAATCAATACATCAAAACCTTCTGGGGCAACGAACTTATATTCTGCCAATTATTACGTAGTTAATAGTGAGTATAAGGTTTATATTTGTTTACAAAACGGAACTGATCCAGAAAATCCAGACGGAAGACCATCGTTGGATGAACCAAATTTTATTGACTTAGAACCCAGACCTGCAGGAGATAGTGGAGATGGGTATGTTTGGAAATATCTTTATACTATTAAACCCACCGAAATAATAAAATTTGATACTGTAAATTTTATACCTGTTCCGAAAGACTGGTTTGAAAACAGCGAGTATGAACCCGTTATTTTAAATGCAGCACTTTCAAATAATCAATTAAAAATTATAACTATTAAGGATAGAGGTGTTGGAGTAGGAACTGCTAATAGAATTTATACTAATGTTCCAATAAAAGGTGATGGAACTGGGGCAACTGCGACTATCGTGATTAATAACGAATCTAGAGTAGAAACTATAAACATATCCTCTGGGGGATCTGGATACACTTACGGGACTGTAGATTTAGTTGCCGGCAATGTTCCTGTTGGAATTGGTACGGCATCACCTTCTTTTGACGTTATTATTCCACCAAAAGGAGGTCATGGTGCTGATATCTATAGAGAACTCGGTGCTTATAATGTTTTAATATATTCAAGAATAGAGAATGATTTAGAAAATCCAGACTTTATTGTTGGTAATAAAATTGCAAGAGTAGGGATAGTAGAAAATCCTCAAGATTATGATTCAACTTTAATATTGTCTAAAGATAAAGTAAGTGCAGTGGGATCTTTAAAACTTACTGGAATTGAAAATGAATCGGATTACCAAACATCCGTTTTTACTGCCAATTCTTATATAACCCAAACTATAGGGACTGGATTAACTGCTATTGGTAGAGTTATTTCTTACGATAAGAATACCGGTGTTTTAAAATATTGTCAAGATAAAACATTATATGGATTTGATGTTAGTGGAATACAAACAGGAATTAGTGATTATGGATATGATGTATTAAAATTTACATCTTCGCCAAGTGCAGGAGGTAATTTAACAATATCAGGTGGAACAATTGATTTGCAAATAGATTCTGGTTTTGGGTCTATTTACAGTGTAGGTGTTACAACAGTAATAAATAGTAGAACATATAAGCTTGGACAGTCTTTTATCTCTGGTATTGCAAATCCAGAGGTCAAAAAATACTCTGGGAATATAATCCATGTTGACAATAGACCTTCTATAACAAGATCTCAAAATCAAAAAGAAGATATTAAAGTAATCATTCAATTCTAGTTATGTCACAAGAACTAAACCTAAATGTTTTCCCATATTATGACGATTTTGATGAAAATAAGGATTATTACAATGTTCTGTTTAAACCTAGTGTCCCTGTTCAGGCTAGAGAGTTAAATGTCTCGCAGTCCATACTTCAAAAACAAATAGAACGATTTGGATCTCATGTTTTTAAAGAAGGTGCTAGAGTATCCGGAGGAGAGATTAGTTATAAAAATGATTTATCTGCGATAATATTAGAAAATTCTTATAATGGAATTAATTTAGATTCTGTTCTATCAGTTCTAAAAGGAACCATATTAACAGGAAAAACTAGTGGCATAAAAGCAAAAGTTGCAGAAACCCTTTCCTCAAAAAAATCTGAAATAGGAAGTTTAACCCTGTATGTTGATTATGTATCATCTTCTTCCGATGGAATAAGTCAAAACTTTTTGCCCGGTGAAGTATTGCAGATAGAAACTGCCGGAGAATTTTTTAAATTAAATACTGCTGGACTAACTGAAGGGCAGGACTTTGGTATAACAAAAAATGAAAATCACCTTGCATTCGCCCATGGAGTTTATATAAATTCTGGTGTTTATTATATTAAAGGGAAGTTCTTAAGAGTAAATGGAAAATTCTTACTTTTAGACCAATATAATAATGTCGGAAGTCATAAAGTTGGATTTAAAATATATGAAGAATTTGTAGATTATATTGATGATGAAAGTTTATTAGATAATTCAAATGGATTTACAAATTATGCTGCTCCAGGTTCTGATAGATTAAAGATAACCGCAGAATTAATAAATATTCCTCTATTTGCTGAAGAAAGTAACTTTATTTTACTGAAGCAGATTACTGATGGTGTAGAAGTAACTTCTCCATATAACACCCAATATGATGATCTAGCAAATGAATTCGCTAGAAGAACATATGATGAGTCCGGGGATTACTATGTAAAAGCACCTACTTTATCAATTAAAGAGAGTTTAAATAACCTGAAAGGGAATGGGGGAATCTTTTCGGAGAACTCATTTACTTACTATAAGAACAAACCATCAGAAGACTTGGGATGTTATGTAATATCTCCATTTAAGTCTTATATTAGAGGATTTGAACTTGGAACACCAAATACTACTTATATTGACTTTAAAAAACCAAGAACAACAAAAAGACTTGAAAACCAAAATGTAATTTACAATACGGGTTCAACTTTTACTTTAAATAGAGTTCATGGTTCTCCAATTATAGGAATTGGAAATACTTATTATGTTAGCTTGAGAGATAATAGAGTAGAGGACAATCAAAACAATGCTAGTGGAAAGGAAATAGGTTTAGCAAGAGTTTATGATTTTGCTTTAGAATCTGGTTCATATTCAAACAATCTTAATTTGAATGAATGGGATATTTCTCTTTATGATATTCAGACCTATGTTGAAATAACCTTAAACCAACCAATAACTCTCGCTACACCAACTCACATCAAAGGTAAGTCAAGCGGCGCTACTGCATTCTTGAGATATGATGCATCTTCTTCCGGAATTATAACTGCATATAATGTATCAGGTAAGTTTTCAATTGGAGAAAGTTTTGTATTTGACGGAATTGAAAACACAAGAATATCAACTGCAGTTACTTCTTATGGTATAAGTGATATAAAATCAATTTATGGGAAAGTAGGGACAGCATATACTTTTAACTCTGATGTCAAACAATCTATTATTGATGTAGTTGGAACTGTAGCAATTACTTCAACCTCTTCTGGAATCAGTACTGTATCAAATCCTTCAATATTCTTCCAAAATATAATTAAACCAGGAAATTTAGTTTCTTACACACTTTCCGGAAATTCTGATATAAATTACTCAAAAGTTATTAGTGTATCGCAGAACTCATTTACGATTTCGGGAGTGACTACAGTACCTGGAATATGTGAGGGAAGTCTTCCCCAAAGTGATGTAACAGTTTCTGATTTAAAAATTATATCATCTACCTTAAATAGATCATCTGAAAGTAAGTTATATACACAATTACCAAAACAATATATCTCTGATGTAGATTTAACAAATTCATTTTTAACTATCAAGAGACAATTTAATTGTGTAATTTCATCAAATTCCACAGAAGTTACTATTACAGAATCTGATCAAAACTTTTTACCTTATGATGAAGAAAGATATACTTTAATTAGAGAAAATGGAACTACCGAAATTTTATCTGAAGATAAAATTATCATAGATCCAAATGGGAAGAAAATAACTATTAACGGACTTACTAGTGGTACAGGTAATGCTAAGTTAATTGCTACCTTACGTAAAGAGACGGTATCATCAAAAATAAAAAATAGAAATAGAGTAAAGGAAATTATAATTGACAAATCCAGAAAAGAAGGATCTGGTATTGGGCAAACAACTTTAAATAATGGGATTACATTCGGAAATTATGCTTATGGTACAAGAGTAGAAGATCAAGAAATATGTCTATTAGAGCCTGATGTAACAAAATTATATGCAGTTATAGAATCTTCGGACACTAATAATCCAGATTCCCCTTCCATGACCTTTGGAGTTTTGGATGGAGCATCAGGTAGCACAAATGACTTAGTGTTAGGGGAAGAATTTATAGGCGAATCCAGCAATGCACTTGGAATATACACAAAAAAAGTTAATAGTTTAAAAATAGAATTTATAGGTTTAAATAATGTTTCATTTGTTGATGGTGAAAATGTAAGGTTTAGAGAAAGTAACGTAACCGGTAGAATTGCGTCTATTAACTTTGGGGACAATGATATTACCTCTTCCTTTACATTAGACACAAATCAAAAAGATACCATATATGATTATTCAAAAATAACTAGGTCTTCAAATAAACTAGAACCAACTAAAAAACTCAAAATTATTTTTGAGTCTGCTGGGTTTTCTTCATCAGATACCGGAGATATTATTACAGTAAATTCATATTCAAACTTTGATTACTGTGATATTAAATCAATTAACGGAATTTCTAATTCTGATATTATTGATTTAAGACCTAGAGTATCTGATTACGGTGTCGCAGAAAATTCAAGATCGCCATTTGAATTTCTTGGAAGAACATTTAATCAAGCAGGAAATTCTGTAACAAATATACTCGCTTCCGACGAATCTTTCCCTGTTCATTATTCCTTTTATTTACCTAGAATTGATAGAATTTTCTTTACAAAATTTGGAAATTTCCAAGTAAATTATGGAAATCCTTCAGAAAATCCCGTTCCACCATCAGGATTAGATGATTCGTTAGAGATTGCTTCAGTTTATCTTCCCCCATATTTGTGTTATGCGGGAGATGCCAGACCAACTCTTATGGAATATAAGAGATATAAGATGTCTGATATTAGATTATTAGAAAAGAGAATTGAAAATCTTGAGTATTATACCTCACTATCTCTATTGGAGTCTAAAACAGCTTCTTTACAGATCAAAGATTCAAATGGAATTGATAGATTTAAATCTGGTTTCTTTGTTGATGATTTTTCTAGCAATATAAATCAACAAAAAATCACTATAACTAAAAATAGTATTGATATTAATAATGCAGAGTTGAGACCAACTCATTATACAACTTCTATAGATCTTTTAAGAGGAACCAATTCTATACTTGGCATAGGGACACAAGTAGATTCAAATTACGATTTAAGTTCCGACAATACTTTCATTGGAAATGGTGTGAAAATTACTGGAAGAGTTGTTACTCTAGATTATGAAGAAGTAAATGAAATTTCCCAACCATATGCAACAAAAATTGTAAATGTTGTCCCATACGGATCACGTTATTATGGTGGCAATATGAAATTGCAACCTTCATCTGATGTTTGGATTGATCAAATTTCTTTGGAACCGAAAACTATTCAGGCAGAAGGAAATTATGTCAAAACTCTTCTGCAGGAAGATGTAGATCCCCAAACTGGATTTGGAAATCCCGTATGGAATTCTTGGGAAATAAATTGGACAGGAGAAACAAAAACTACAAAAACTACAAAAGAAACAGAAAAATATACAAATTCACCTAAAACAGGATCTGTCACTAAAGATGGCCAAAAAATATATGAGGTGACCACAACTACGACTATTAAAACAGGAACTCAAACAAGAGAAGGAACTCAAACATTAGTTAAAGAATCTTTTGCAAATGAGTCTTTGGGCAATTCTTTAGTAAGTTCCGATGTTTTGCCTTACGTAAGGTCCAGAAACGTTCAATTTACTGCTAAGAGTTTAAAACCATTTACAAGAATGTATCCATTCTTTGACGGTGTTGATGTTTCTTCTTATGTATTTCCAAAATTAGTAGAAATTGAAATGTTGGAAGGTGTATTTGAGGTTGGTGAAGATGTATCTGTACTTCGTATGTATTCTCCTCCACCTGGAATGGTGTTATGTGCAATTCCAGCTATACTCGCGCGTATCAGAATAGCAAAACAAAATCACAAGTATGGAGATTATAGAAATCCAAGCGATATTTTTAGAAAAAACCCTTATGATCAGACAAGTTTGACTGATACATATACATCATCTTCAAGTATTCTGAATATTGATACATTTAGTCTGTCCGAGATGGTAAATGGTGAGTATTTTGGAAATTTGGTAAAAGATGTTATTTTACACGGATTGAGCAGTGGTGCAAGAGCAAGGGTCAGAGACATTAGAATTATTACAGATGATGTCGGAACAGTAATTGGTTCTTTCTTTATACCCGGTCCAAATACTTCATATAATTCTAAATTTGAAGCGGGGGAAAAAGTTTTTAGACTTACAAATAGCGACTTTAATTCTAAAGTGGAGGGCGTTCTTACGACTTCAGTAGAAACAACATACTATGCTCAAGGAAGTATTAATACTGTTAAGGAAAATATAATTTCACTCAGAAATGCAACAATTGATACTACAGAATTATCAGAGACTCAGAATATTACAGATACTAAGGTTGATGTAAACAAGAAACTTGTAAAAACTATAGATCCAACTGTACTGGACCCCACAATTATTCCCAGAACAGGAGATCCTTGCACAGATCGGGTTAATGCCGACCCCAACTATAAAGATGTAACTGCGCAAGAAGTTGAATTGATTGCACCGATAAATTCTTCTCGTAAAAACAACGGCGGTGGCAATGCAGGTTCTTTCGCTGATAATAGAAATTATCATTTGGGAAGAGTCTATGTTAATATTAGAGGAGGATATTTATATGGTAGCCCCATATCGGTGTCAGGAAGCACTCGAACATCCCAACAAATTGCAGATGACATTAATTCCCAATTAAGTCGGGCAAGAAGCAGACTAATTAACGACTGCAAGAACCCCAAGAAGAGTTCCAGTTCTAGTTCTTCAGGCACTGCATACCTTACTGGGGATATTATTAGAGATCAATATGGTGGAGACGCAGATGCGGCATTAAAAGCTGCCCAACAAGCAGCAGGACCAGGTGGAACTATTATAGCAGGACCAGGTGCCGTTGAGAACTATGGTTTAGATCCAAGTAAGGTCGATGAAGTCAAATCAGAACCTGCGAAAAATAAGCAGACTAGTCTAACGAATAATCCATTTTAATTGAACTAGTGAATTTTCAATAAATATAACATAAAGGTTATAATAAATATGAGAATCATAGACCCATTAGCACAATCATTTTTTATTGAAGACCCTAACGGAATTTTTGCAACCTCTATTGATATTTTCTTTTATTCAAAAGATAACACTCTTCCAGTAACTCTTCAATTGAGATCCATGCAATTGGGTCTTCCAACGGATATCATTTATCCTTTTAGTGAAGTTACCATAGACCCAATTTTAGTATCAGTAGATACTGATGGAAGTCAAAACATACCGACAAGATTTAGATTCCCATCTCCGGTTTATCTAGAGGGTAATAAGTTTCATTCTATCGTCTTATTATCAAACTCAGAAAATTATAAAGTTTGGGTTTCAGAACTTGGTAAACCTGATTTATCAGGTTCTGGTGGATTATACAATACTCAAGAGTTTCCTCAGGCTATTGTAACGAAGCAACCACTAACAGGTGGATTATTTCAGTCTCAAAATGCGTCTTCTTGGGTTGAGCAACCTTATGAAGATTTGAAGTTTGAGTTAAATCGCGCAAACTTCACTTCAAATATTGGGAATATAAATTTTTATAATCCAGAACTTGCCCTAGGTAACAATCAAATAGCAACTCTGCTTAAAGATTCTTTGAATATGAACTCTAGATTAGTAAGAGTTGGATTGGGAACTACTATTTCGGATACAAACTTAAAAATTGGAAATACAATAATACAAAAAAATTCAAACCTAACTGGAAATTATGTAGGGAATGCAGGAAAAATATCCGGCAATTTGCAAATTGTAAACGCAGGAATAGGTTATACTCCAATATCTACGAGCGATAGTTTTACCTTTAATTCAGTTTCTCTTAGTAGTTTAACTGGAAATGGATTAGATGCGACCGCAAATATCACAATAAATGGTGGAGTTGCAGTTGCAGCAACTATAACTTCTGGGGGAAGAGGATATGTTCTAGGTGATATTTTGACGGCAGATTCTATAGGTTCTCAAGGTCTTGGTCAAAATCTTAGATTATCTGTTTCCGAAATATCAGGAATTAATGAATTAATTTTAGATAATGTTCAAGGATCATTTTCTGTAGGTGCCGGAAGTACTTTATATTATATTGATTCTGTCGGAATCACTTCAGAATTAAATCTTTCCGTGGGAGGAAATATTATTGTTTCGTCAGAAAATATTAATGTGGTCAATGATGGTTTGCATATTAAAGTAAACCATAAAAATCACGGAATGCACGCTAGAGAAAATCAAGTCCAAATTTCAAATGCCAGATCTGATGTAAGGACTACAACTCTACAGCAAGATTATTCTTCAGATTCCTCAACAAATATTTCTATTGCTTCTACAACTAATTTTTCTACATTTGAGAATATTGGAGTTGGAGCATCAAATCCAGGATATATTCTGATTGGAAATGAAATAATTTCTTATACGGGTGTAGTTTCAAATGCACTTACTGGAATTACCAGAGGTATTGATAATACTATTTCATCTAGTTATACTTCTGGGGTTGAGGTTATGAAGTATGAACTCAACGGAATATCTTTAAGAAGAATTAATAAAACTCACTTACTTCAAAATTCTGCCGTATCAGATTCTATTGATTTAGATTATTATACTATAAAAATAGATAACGCCAATTTTAATGGATTAACTTTACCTCAAGGATTAACTGAACGCAGTGGAATTGGGTCTTTACCTTCACTATATACCAACGAAACAAAATCTGCGGGTGGAGCTGGAATAAATGCAACCCAAAATATACAATTTGAAACTATTCGTCCAAATGTACATACTCTTATCTTAAATAAGACCAACATATCATCACAGATAAGAACAATTAGTGGAAGAAGTGTGAGTGGACAAGAAATTTCATTTGAAGATCGTGGGTTTGAACCTATAGATTTAAATTCCAATAATTACTTGGATGCACCTAGAATAGTTGCTTCAAAATTAAATGAAGATACCTTCTTGGATAATATACAAGGGAATAAATCATTAACAATGTCATTTACCTTAGAATCTTCAAATTCAAAGGTTTCTCCAGTCATTGATTTAGATAGGGTTAGTTTGATATTATCGACAAATAGAGTTAATGCTCCAATAACTGATTACGCAGCAGACTTAAGAGTTTCTAGTATTAAAGAGGATCCTAATGCTTTTGTATATGTAACAAAACATCTTGAACTGGAAATTCCAGCAACTTCTATTAGTCTTTTATTTGCTGCTTATGTAAATACCTTTAGCGATGTAAGAGCATTTTACTCAATTACAAATGATCCATCTCTTGATCCTATTTTTTATCCATTCCCCGGATTTAGAAATTTGAATAATTTGGAGCAAGTAATTAATGATTCTGCAAGTGACGGATTGCCAAATCAACCCGTACCAAAGACAGATGTTTTGTCATCAAGTAATAATCCCAACTTGTTCCGGGATTATGAATTTAGTATAGATAATTTAGATTCATTTAGGTTCTTTAGCATTAAAATAGTAGGAACATCAACAAATCAAGCATTCCCCCCAAGGATTAAAGATCTAAGAGTACTAGCATTAGCACCTTCATATTGATATGAGATACCATAAAGTCAATGGAATTGATGGATTAATGAGAGATTCGCATACGAATCATATAATCAACACAAATCAAATTGAATATCAAAATTATATGAAATTAGTTTCGGCGAAGAGAAGGGAAAAAGAAAAAATAGAAAACTTAGAAAATAATCTAGATGAACTGTTTCTACAAACAGATAAAATAAAGAACCTTGAGAATGATGTAAATCATATTAAGAATGATCTAGAAGAAATTAAAAATTTACTGAGGAATTTGGCAAATGGATCCTGATAAAATTTCTTTAGAAAGTATGAATAAATTATTTGAATATGAAAAACTTTCTAGGGATATAGATAGTATAGATGATCTTGAAACTTTGAGAAATTTAGCAAAATCTTATATCAAATTATATTTTAAACAACAAGAAGTAGTTGCGGAATTTAAAATCTAATGGCACAACCATCCACTAGACAAGAACTTATAGATTACTGTAAAAGAAAACTTGGTGCTCCTGTACTAGAGATTAATGTTGCAGATGAACAGATTGAAGATCTGGTGGATGATGCGATTCAATTTTTCCAAGAAAGGCATTTTGATGGAGTATATCCAACTTTTTATAAGTATCAAGTAACTCAAGATGATATTGATAGGGGAAGAGCGGGATATGGAGGTAGAGCAGCAACTAGTGTTGGAATTGCAAGCACTTCAGCAACTGCAAACATTGTAGGAACCGCAACTACCTTTAATTTTTATGAAAATAGCAACTATCTTCAAGTTCCACCAAATATCATTGGAGTAAATAAAATCTTCACATTTGATGGTGCCAATACAATTACTCACAATATGTTCAGTGTGAAGTATCAGTTGTTCTTAAATGACATTTATTATTGGGGAACAACGGAACTTTTGAGTTATGCGATGGTTAAAACATACTTAGAAGATCTTGATTTTCTACTTAATACCCAAAAACAAATAAGATTTAATAAAAGACAAGATAGATTATACTTGGATATTGATTGGGGGTCAGTTACTAAAGATCAATATTTTATTATAGATTGCTATTCGACTTTAGATCCAAATGATTACTCAAGAGTTTGGAATGATTCCTTTATTAAACCATATTTAACCTCTCTTATCAAACGACAGTGGGGACAAAATATGATGAAATTCACTGGGGTTAAACTTCCAGGTGGCGTTGAACTAAATGGTAGACAAATGTATGATGATGCGCAACGAGAAATTGATATTCTTATGGAAAAAATGTCTAACACTTATGAACTTCCTCCATTAGACCTTATCGGTTAGTCTTATGCTTAATCCATTTTTTCTACAAGGTTCTAAAACAGAACAGGGGTTAATCCAAGACTTGATTAACGAGCAATTAAGAATGTATGGGGTTGAGGTTTATTATCTCCCTAGACAATTTATTACAGAAAAAACTGTTATAAGAGAAGTTATAGAATCTGAATTTAATAATGCATATCCAATTGAAGCTTATGTTGATACTTATGATGGATATAGCGATAATCCAACTATTCTATCAAAATTTGGAATTCAAGCACTTAATGAAATAACATTAACTATTTCAAGAGAAAGATTTAAGAATTATATTTCACCTCTAATTCAAACTCAACCCAATATAAAAGTATCATCAAGACCAAAAGAGGGAGATATAATTTATTTTCCCTTAGGTAAAAGATTGTTTGAAATTAAGTATGTAGAGCACGAAAAACCTTTTTATCAGTTGCAAGGAACATATACATACCAATTAAGATGTGAGTTATTCCGTTATGAAGATGAACTAATTGATACTGGAGTTGACGAAATTGATGAACTTATTAGTGGAACAGATCTAGATGAGGATAAAGGTCCAATTGGAAACCTTATAAATCTTACGATGATTGGTGTTGGCGCCACTGCAACCGCAACAGCAGGAATTGTAAATGGTGGAGTTAGGTATATTACTGTTACAAATAGGGGCGGTGGATATACATCTATCCCAACAGTGGGTATTTCTTCTGCACCTTCCAATGGTAGAACAGCAACTGCAGTTGCTAAGATGATTGATGGAATTGTTGTATGTAATACAAACATAAATCCAAAATCAAAGTCAGTTCAAGAAGTTTTTATTACAAATGCCGGTTATGGATATACTACCACCCCTCAGGTAAAATTCATTGGGGGAGGTGGTAATGGGGCAACTGGAATTGCGTCTATAGGTGACGGTATTGTTGGCATAATTACAGTAACAAACTCAGGTTCTGGTTACGTAGTTCCACCATCAATTACTTTTAGTGGCATTTCAACAGTTTCTGCTGCAGCGACGGCAGTTGTATCTGCTGCAGGAACAATAACATCCATTTATATAACAAATGCTGGTCTTGGATATACAGAGAACCCAACCATTACTATTGGAAATCCCGCATTGTCATCGTCAGGAAACTTTGAGTTTAATGAGATAGTCACAGGATCCCAAAGTGGAGTAACTGCAAGAGTCAAATCTTGGAATTCTATTACAAATATTCTCCAAGTTTCTAATATTGATGGAGAATTTCTTTTGGGCGAAAATATTGTAGGATCCGAATCCGGAGCATCTCATTATTTGAGTAAAATTGATGCAATGCCAACAGATGATGGATATTCTGCAAATGATGAAATTGAGAATGAGGCAAATAATATTATTGATTTTACCGAAACCAATCCATTTGGGATGCCGTAATGCACATAAATACTTATAATTAATTGACCAAAATAGACGTATTATAAGATAGCAATATGTTTGAGTATTTTTATCACGAAATTCTAAGAAGGACCGTAATTTCTTTCGGATCTCTTTTTAACGAGATAAGCATTAAGCATACCAATAATTCTGGCGAAAACGTTAGCGTTATTAAGGTTCCCCTTGCTTACGGTCCTATCCAAAAATTTCTTGCCAGATTAAATCAATCCCCAAATTTGAGTAAGCAAGTTCAAATAACATTACCGAGAATGTCATTTGAATTTACGGGATTAACCTATGATCCGTCAAGAAAAGCAACTACCACTCAATATTTTACATCCAAATCTGCAGAAGATGGAACAGAGACTAAGAAAGCATATCTCCCCGTTCCATATAATATGCAATTTGAATTGAATATAATGTCAAAATTAAACGATGATGCTTTGCAGATTGTTGAGCAAATTTTGCCATATTTTCAACCAGCTTATACTATGACCGTTGATTTGGTAGAAACAATCAATGAAAAAAGAGATATTCCAGTAATTCTGGAAAGTATAACTATGCAAGATGATTATGAAGGCGATTTTACATCTAGAAGAGTTTTAATTTATACCCTAAGATTTACAGCAAAAACTTATATCTTTGGTCCGGTCACTTCAGCATCGAAAGATATTATCAAAAAAGCATCTATTGGTTATATTGCGGGAGATCTTACTTCATCCCCAACAAGGGAGATTGTTTACTCGGCAGAACCAAGAGCAATTCAAAATTATACCGGAATTGTTATTACGAATCTTGCGCGAGACATATCAAATACAGACACTTTAATTGCCGTAAATGACGCCAGTTCTATTCTGGTAAATACATACTTGGATTTGGAAGGAGAGGAAATTTATGTAACCTCAAAAGAA